GTGAACTACATGAATTTTGTGAAACTCGAATCACTAAGAATACCAAATGGATAGGGTTCAGTGTGTTCTTCACATATTCAATTCACGAAGCACCACCTATAGTAAGAAAACAAAACAGACTCATAAAACACATTAAGGAAAGATACCCTTGGGTAAAAATCGTAGTAGGTGCAAATAAACTAGTTAATGTTATCCGACACGAAAATGTCGATTACTTTTGTATAGGTAATGGAGAACATGCAATTGTCGCTCTGTGTGATTATTTTACTGGTAATGCAAAACACCCTAAAGTAAAAGTTAAAATTAATCCTTTCAATCAAATAGACATGGTAGGAAAGGAATTTGTTATTATGGATTGTTTTAATGACTATCCCGCATTTCCTCATAAGAATCCACACACATCATACGAAGAAAGAGATTTTATACAAAAGGATGAAGTATTGACCATGGAGTTGTCTAGAGGATGTATATTCAAATGTACATTCTGTGACTACTCCCCGTTAGGTGTTAAGGGTGACCATAGTAGACATGCAGAAAACTTTGAAGAAGAACTAAGAGAGAACTATGAGAAATGGGGTGTAACACATTACTGTCTTGCAGATGAGACCGCTAATGCAAGTTCTGAGTACATATCAAAGTTTGCAGACGTTGTAAGAAAACTTCCCTTTCAACCTCAGTTCCATGGATTTATTCGTGGTGACTTGTTAATAAGACGAGCAAAACAAGACTGGGACAATATGATTGATATGGGATTTACCAGTCAGTCTATGGGTATTGAAACATTTAACCATGCATCTGGTAAATCTATTAACAAAGGTTTTTCTCCATTACAGATGCAAGAGGGATTACTTGCATCCGCAGAGTATTTTAAGAAGAATAGACATACTGGTAATCATTACAATCAAACATTGACAATGATTGCGGGATTACCTCACGAAACATTTGAAACTTTAGATAAATCTGGAGAATGGTTGAATAAGTATTGGTGGAATCAAGTTACAATACATCCATTGTATATATCACAACATGTCTCAGATGGTGTTGATGCAGTTTCAGATATAGAAAAAGACCCGTCCAAATATGGATACACGTGGAGAGATAAAACTCTTTTAGATAAAGCTATAGAAAATTACTATTATCAACACTGGGAAGTAAAGAGAGTAATAAACCCAAACCCCTCTTTACGACAAATGGTAGATAATTTTCCAAAAGATGCTGCTCTAAAGGAAGAGTTAAAAAACCGTGCAGAAAAAACATTTCAACAAGTATGGGTACATCCAAGTGGAAATTACGACCAAATTGACATGTTAGAATGGACTACTAAGTATCAATCAGACAGAATAATCAAACTAGGAAGACCAGAAAGTCTATCTGGATGGCATATGGGTTGGTACAAACAACTAGGATATGACTTGAGAGAGACTTACGAAGAAAAACTACCCGATATAACAAGAAAAGACGTAAAGAAATATTTCAAAAACCTCGAAAGATATAAGAAAGATAAGTTAAATTGGTATAAATAGAACTATGAGTAATATATTCAACAGACTAGAATTACAGGCATTCCGTGCGGGAGTTACTCCCCGTACCAAAGAATCCCGTGAATGGTTCAGAAAGAAAGCATCTAACATGCGGTCTATCAATCGTGAAGCATTGATGAAAGAAGACCAGATAAAACAAAGAGCGAATCGTGGTATTATTGGTTCTATGCAGATGTTTTTCTATGACCCAAAGACTAAAGATAAACTTCCATACTATGATGCATTCCCATTGATTATTGTAGTCGGGCCAGCAGAGGGTGGATTCTATGGAATCAACCTTCATTATCTTCCACCTATCCTTCGTGCAAAAATGTTGGATGCATTGATGGAAGTTGCGTCCAGTAAGAACTCTGACGATGCAAAGTTTAATATTACTTACAAGAGATTACAGGGTATTGCAAAGTTGCGATACTACAAACCATGTTTTAAACACTACTTGAATTCACATGTCAAGAGTAAGTTTGCAGAAGTTCCTGCTCCAGAGTGGGAGATTGCAACATTCTTACCGACTGCACAGTTCCGTAAATCGAACTCACAGAAAGTATTCTATGATTCAAGACAGGCAATAGGTAAAGACTAATGAGTATTCGTATTGACGATTTTAAATCATCTGTAGGTGCTGGCGGGGGAATCGCATTAGGAAGTCTATATAAGATTTTCTTACCACCTATCAAAGGTGACGCACGTAACTTAAACTTGTTATGTAAAGCAGCGTCATTGCCTGGCAGACAAATTCTTTCTACAGAAAGACCAATGGGTATTGATGTTACTAAAGTTGCATATGGTTATGCAGTAGATGACGTAACACTCACGTTCCATTGTTTGAATGATATGGGTATCAGAGAATACTTTGAACTGTGGCAAGAACAAGCAGTAAATGCAGAAACAAAAGAAGTTGGATATTACAACGATTACACACATCCTGTTATTATTCAACATATTAAAAAGGGTATTTCTTTCCCTATAAAGAAAAAGAAACTATTTGACTCTGGTAAAATTCCTTCTGCAATTAGAGGAAGATTACCAAGACTAGGCCCGTTAGACCTCGCACAAGGTGAGTTTGATTTAAATGCGGTGTTCGGTGACGATATCACATATACGTTACTCCTAGATAAAGCATACCCAACAACATTGAATGCAATTGAGTTGAGTGATGACGGACAATTACTTGAAGTGACGGTACAACTGTCATATAAGAATTGGAAGTCAAAAAAGGGTGACCGTGTAGGAAACGATTTTGTCGAAGGACTTGCGGGTGAACTGATTAGGAAATTTTTATAATATTTGGAGAATATAATGGCACTACCTAAGTTAAATGATAATCTAAAGTATGAGATGGTAATCCCATCATCTGAAAAGGTTGTCACATATAGACCATATTTGGTCAAAGAAGAGAAACTTCTTCTCTCTGCTTTTGAGTCGCAAGACCAGAAACAGGCAATGAGGGCAATGGTCGATACCGTTGTCGCATGTGTGAATGAAGATATTAAAACAAGTGACCTTGCAACGTTCGATGTTGAATACATGTTCACTCAGATTCGTAGTAAGTCGGTTGGTGAGACATCAACCTTACACTTTAAATGTGAGGCTGAAGAATGTGAGTTAAGGACAGAGGTTGATATTGACTTATCGTCTCTTGAAGTTACAAAATCAGATGCAAACAATGTGGTTGAGATTACAGATGATATCTCTATTGAACTAAGATATCCTACTTATGATGGATTCGTAAAGAACTTCCGTGAAGGTGTTTCTGAAGCGGAGTTTGGATTCATGATGTTAGAAGACTGTATGGTTGCAATCATGACAGAAGACGAACATCATCTTGTATCAGACGTAAGTAAAAAAGAACTGAATGAATTTATAGATTCAATGACAAACATACAGTTTACAAAGGTTGGTGAATACCTAAAAACTGTACCAGTCATGAAAAAAGAAGTAGAGTTTAAATGTACATGTGGTCACGAGAATAAAGTGACTCTGGAGGGTCTTCAAGATTTTTTTTAATATGCCTCTCGCATGATAATTTGGTCAATCATTTTAAGACCAACTTTGCGTTAATGCAACACTTTAATTATTCATTGTATGACATAGAACATATGATGCCATGGGAGAGGGAGATTTACCTAGTATTACTAGAGGAATATCTTAAAGAACAAGAAGAACGAATGAAAAACCAAAACGGATAAGACAATGGCAGAATTAACCATATCACACCTCACTGAAGCAGTTCAGATTGAAGGTATTAAAAGTGAAAAAAGAGACGAGAAACAGATTAGCGAACTTGCTAGTCTGAATAAATCTTTTGCACAATACTTTAAATCTATGGCAAATCAGGCAGGCGACAATCTTGAAAAGGAACGTGAAAAGAAGAAAGAAAAGAGTGGTGGCGACCAACCTAGATTTGGACAGATGGTAGGTGATGCAAAGGGGATGGGTTTCCTTGGAGTAATTGGTGCTATTGGTGCGGCACTTACGGGACTTGTTGTTGGTTTTCTTGATGGTATCAAAGACTCTTTCAAATTAATAACTCCAAAGTTTATAAAAACTGCCTTTAGTAACAGAGTAATCAAACCAATTACAATGTTATTTGATGCACTAGGAGATATCTTCCGTAAAGCTGGAACAGGACAAATCTTAAAAGGTGATACCTTTAAAGTGTTTGGTAGATTTACCACAACTCTAGAAAGTATTGCAAAAAGGTTTAAGAGTGTTATTGCTAGTGTTCGTTCTGGTTCAACTAAGTTCTTTGAGTTCTTTGGTAAGATAGGTGACTTTTTTAAATCTATCGGTAGAAATATAAAAGCGTTTTTTCTAAGTTCAGATGTCATAAGGAATCAACTCAAGAATTTTTCTAAACTGGGAGAGACATTTAAAACAATTACAAAAGGTGCATCTGAAGGGGGAAGTATCTTTGCTCGACTTGGTGAAGTCGTTAAACCATTCTTTAATGTGTTCAAAAGAATAGGTAAGTTCTTAGGTGGGCCGATTACAGTTGCAATCATTAGTATCATTGATGGGTTTATTGGTTCATTCAAAGCGTTCACTGATACTGAGGGTGGAATCTTTGCAAAAATTAGTGCCGCTATTAGTGGTTTCTTTGCGGGAATTACATCTGGTTTTATTGGTGGTTTACTTGACCTTGGTAAAATGGTAATTGGTTTTGTTGCGGGTCTATTTGGATTCGACTCCTTCAAAGAAAAACTTGCTGAGTTTTCATTCCAAGATATGATTTTTGATGGATTGATGTTCCCATTCAGAGCAGTCATGTCTCTGTTTGATGGTAAAGACGGTAACATGTTCTCAACCCTAGCGTCAGATTTGATAGAGGGTATCAAAAGTATCTTTAGTGGTATTACTGGATTTGTCAAACAGAAGTTTAAAGCTATTGGTAGTTCAATAGCAGGATTCTTTGGATTTGGTGGTGACGAAGAACCAGAAGTAAAAGAAATTAAAGAAGGTAAAGTAGTTCCTAAAGTAGAAAAACAAGTTGTTACACCACCACAAGACGATGATTTCCATGAAGTTCGAGGTACAGACGAAGACGGATTCAATTATACAGAAACAAAAAGAGCCCCTAAATCTGAACAAGATATGATGGCGGCAGAAGAAGAACGTTACAAGAGACACCTAAAACTTAATCAAGACCGTATGGTTAAGTATAATGAACAAGGTAAGGGTGGTAGTAAAGGTGCAATGTATACGGAAGAACGTATAATGAAATTGCAAGCAAAACTAGATGAATTACAGGCAAAACAATCTGCGGGTAATACAGTGATTGCACCATCAACAACAACTAACACAACCAACTCAAGTAGTCAAGCAGTATATGGTGACGCTTCACCCGCTACAGATGACTTAGACAGGGTTGCATAATGGCATACTCACAAAAAGTAATAGACAGATTCGAGGGTGTATTAAATGCACCAGAACAATTTAGTGTTGGTAGATTTGACCCTAATGACCCAGACATTGCAACAGGAATGGCAGGCGCTCCCGCATGTGGAGACGTTATGAAACTGCAATTGAAACTAGACGAAAACGAGATGATAGTAGATGTCAAATTCAAAACCTATGGATGCGGAAGTGCGATTGCATCAAGTTCAATGTTCGTTGACTTACTTAAAGGCAAAACAATTGACGAAGCAAAACAGATTAAAGATAAAGAAATTGCAGATGCTCTTGACTTACCTCCAATCAAACTCCACTGTTCAGTCCTCGCAGAAGACTCTATAAAAAAAGCAGTAGAAGATTGGGAACAGAAAAATAATAAATTCGAACGGGCAATGTTTCCGTGATTGAATTGACTGACGCTGCTGTACAGAAATGTATTCAGAGAACTGAAGACAGACATATGAAGATGATACGTCTTGGTGTTACTTCAGGGGGATGTGTTGGTTTTGAATATGTTATTGAGTATGCGGATGAGTCTAAAGACGATGATATTGCTTTTGACTATGGTAAGTTTACTATAGTTATTGATGAGATGTCATTACCTTACTTAGAAGAATCTACCTTAGATTGGACTAAGCAAGGTCTTAACGAGTATTTCAAGATAACAAACCCTAGAGAAGTATCATCCTGTGGATGTGGGACTTCTATAGGATTTGACCCTTTACCATAAAAGATTCCAACTAAGTCTAAAGATACGTCCACCAGCCGCATAGTCTGGAATATACTCATACGAGTTATCTAATGCGTCTTCTATCTCAAGTTTGTAAGTACCTATTGCACCATTAGTGAAACTATAACTGATATTAAATGTACTGACATCGTCAATTAGTCTACCATCAAAGTCAACACCTTTATCAAACTCTCCTAGATACTCAATAGTAAATCCATAGTCTGTATATGCAATCTTTGTTCTATAGTTTGGAACTCTTAGTTTATCTGAATCTGTAATCTCACCATATACAAATACCTTACCAATGTTCTTTTCTAATCTAATACCTCTAGACCTATATTCACCAGTGTTGATATAAGAATAAGCATTCATATCAAAATCTATTCCTTCATCAAACTTATAGTAATACAGAGATAATCCTTTGTATCCTAATTCAGTTCCACGTCCTTGTTCTGGTAACAAGTTAGGATTTGCTGATACCCAAGAATCACCAAACTGTTCGTATAGATTAGGTAGTCGATAACTATTACCCATAGAGAATCTATATCCATTGTTTTCTAATCCTAGTCTTACAATACGTTCACCTTCTTCATACCTATATCCAAGACTTACATTGTCATTAGACCAAATATAGTAAGCAGCGTTTGTATATCTTTTTCTCTCACCGTAAGTTTCTTTCTGTGCAGTGACACCTAGTTCATGACCATTGTCATCATATAAAAGGATATCACCATAAGTTCTATCGGACTCAATTACAGTTCCAGTATTATAGATTGATTCATTTGTAGTATGACCTAGAGTAAATCTATCATGGTCAATTGAAACATTAATCTTCTGACCTTCAACATTACAATCGTCAGTCAATACAAAGTATTCATTATAACAACCGTCATAATCATACGAGTAGTCTACAACTTCTAGATTGTAGATATCATGTCCTAATTTAAATGTCTTGTTTTCATACCAATCGACTTCATCGTTGTCTGTCTTAACTGAACCAGATGTTCCACGATAAGTTGCGATTTGAAAGAATTCATGCTCTACCATCATCTTAGTTTTATCTGTCGATACTGTGGTATAGAATCCTTTTCCAAAATCATCCTCTAATAGAACAACTCCTGCCATTGAACCACTACCATATCTAACACTGTTTGCACCAGATATAATTGTAACCCTTTGATTAGTTGATAGGTCTTGACCAAAGTCATACCATCCAGAACTAGGGTCATTTACTGGGATACCGTTCTTAAAAACACCAGTATGTTTTGTATCTGTTCCAGACAATTGAAGACCATTAAATGCCCCAAGGACGAATGGTTTGGTAGGTTCGATTGTTGTTAATATGTTGTCTGAGGTAGGGTCTGCAACACCTTGGTATATTTTTGCACCTACTACAACAACTTCTTCGATTTCATTTGCATTAACGTTAAATGACATCAACGCTAATATTAATATTATTTTTTTCATTATTTTTCCTGTAAAAAAAAGGGAGA